TGATTTTCGATTGCGTCTGCTGCTCGGTCATTGCGGTATAGCCTTAGTGTAAAATCTTTTTTATCGCTAAGGCTATTATAGACAGCGCCGCTAATGCCGCCATCGGTTACGATGTGATGGACGATGGCAGGCGTAGTGCGTGTAATGTTTGTGATACGATCTCGGCGCTGAATGAACTTTGCTCCGCTGTAATCACTGTTAACAATTACAAAATGTTTAAGGTGTGCCAGGTTTACGCATTCTGCGTGGGCAGAGCTTGAATAAATTTTGGCGTGTTTAAATCGTGCCCGTAGTTTTTCTACTGTGCTGCGATAGTGTGCCATAAAACCTATATTGGAGGAATCGCCAAACACTTTATAGAGATAATCCACAACTTCGGTGTTATCTAGCAGCACAATTTCATCGTTAATCAACATGCCGCCATATTCAATTTGATGGATAGCGGCGCGCTCTTTAATATCAGAGTCGGCCACAAAATCGTTCCACACTTTATCCTTCTTGATCTTCCTTATGATAGCTTTCGTGTTCTCGGTCAGCGGGACTACATGGAGCTGATCTTGGGCTTTGTGTTTAATACCGGCTTGATCTTGTGACAGCGTGACAATGTACGGCTTAACGGTTTTTTCTATAGTCGGTAAACCTTTGGTATAGGTCTCTTGCATTCGGCCGTTGACATATACCTGGCAAGGCTCGCCGTACTCACGGAAAAACGAGTAAAAGTTTTTATGGCTAGCGAACGGGCTGCGAGGACTTAGGCAGAATTGGTAATAGTAGCTAAGCCGAGTTTCGGCCGCAGGGGTGCCAGTCAGCAATAGCACAGGCTTGCCAAAAGCCAGAGCGCGAACACTTTTAAGGCGTTGCGTGGGTTTACCTGGGCGGCCCAGGTTGTGGCTTTCATCGACTACCACAAAATCGAATTCATCTTTATCCAGTTTATGCACTTGCTCGTAGTTCACTACTGTATAGTGCTTGCTAAGGTGTACCGCCTCTAGCTCTTTATGCCAGCCAGGTATTGCAGCCTTTTTAGTGATAACGAGCACGCTGGTCAGTTTAGTGCGCTCGGCTACTCGGATAGCTGTTCGTGTCTTTCCGGTACGGGGAAGCCCGGCGATCATGCAAATGCCGCGCTCCTTTAGCACGGCGTAGGCTTTGTCGCTTGTCTCGACCTGATGGGGTAGATAGCTCATGTGTTTTGCTCCAATTCAATCAACAACTCTGCAAAGTGGATGATTTTTTTTAAATCTTCGATGCCGCCTTTATCACGCCACCTGGTTGCGTATTTAATAATAGACCCTTCGATAAAAGGAATCTGGTTGGCATGTATATATTCAACGGGCTGTATCCGCAGCTTGTTGTAATGGTTGCCGCCTTCCTGCTTATCAAGTGCGCTCATTGGTCGATTACTCCAAACTGATTTTTAGGTACTGTCAACGTCCACGATGGCTCGCCTTCTTTTTTGTACTGCTCAAGGTCTACGCCAGAATCCTTACAGGCTTTTCGATAGTCATAAGTAACTCGCGGTTTGCCTCTCGTTAGTTTATACCCATCGGCTTCCAGTGATAGGCCGTTAGACTGTTCAATCAGTGCGGCTTTTATTTCATCCATTTTAGATTTTATGTGGTCGGCTTCTTGTTTTAGCGCAGCGTATTCACCGAACAACGCCATTACCGCGCCGTTATCGCTACAATCAGCTATTTCAGGCATTGGCATACCGTCAAACGCTTCCCACGCTTTTTCGATGCGTTCTATAGCGGACGGCTCGTAGTGAATAGGCTCGCTGATTGCATAGTCGTCCAGCTTCGGGTTATATGCGACTAAGTAGCCGAACTCTTGCTGGCTGCAATAAAGTTGCTGTTGTATTTGCAGCCAATAGTATTCAGGCACTTCCCCTGCTTTCAATGCGTCATAAGTGTGGCGACTGACTTTTATCTCAACCACAACGCCTATATCTGGTGCGCCTTCAATACAGACCGTGGGGCAGTAAGCATCCAGGCTTGCCATGTACTTACCGCGCACGAAGCAGGCTTCCTCTAGTTCAGTATCAAACCGATCAGATGCCCACTGCCTGACTTTATCTTCTAGCTCGTGGCCTTGCTGCATGGCTTTAGAATAGTATTGCTTTTTCAGTCCTGCTTTAATCAACTTAAACTTTTCTACCGTTGTGAACGGCGACACGCCGCAGACAATCGCTGCCTCGGATGCAGTGCGGTATTGTTTACGGGCTTCGAGCCATTCTGGCGTATTTTGTTTTAAATCGATTTTCATGCTATTACCTCTATACAGTTAGTGAGTGAGTCAGCATCGGCCCAGGTTCTGGCTATGCCTACCTCTACCGGCATGGGTACACCGAATTTTTGAAACGGGGCTTTATCCCATGCCATCTCCATTGCCTCTTTGAGTAGTACACCGGCAGTGTGCGCCGTGGGTAGGTCGTCTGCTTCTATGGTGTAGCTGTCGTGTGTAAAGTTAATCAACCGGGCTTTCGGCGGTAAGGTGCGGCTCAATATGTGCAAAGCAATTCGCGCCACTTCTGCCCCGGCCCCCTGGTTAATAATGCTTAGGTGATCGGTGAAGCGCTTAGACACCGCCTTGCGTCCCATGGGGGTGCTGGCCGGTAGGTTGTTGTCATGCGCTCGTAAGCCACGTTTCTGCCAGTTAGCTATGCCGCTGTAGGTCTTCAACCACTTCTTGCGGTACTTCGATACTTCATCAAACGGCAATTTAATACCTGCCTGTTGTGTTAGTATCGACTGAATAGCACCAGCACCCGACCCATACAGTATAGAAAAGTTATATACCTTTGCAATCTGGCGCTCGGTTTTGGTGTAGTCAGGGCCAAACAGTTGTTGTGCAGTGTAGGCATGTAAGTCCTCGCCGTTTTTAAACAGCTTAATTAAAACCGGATCAACGGCTATACAGGCCACCGTTCGCAGTTCTAGTTGTGCATAGTCAGCGACAACCAGCAGCGGCCCACCGATAAACTTCTTCATAGAGCGCGGCAGGTTTTGCAGGTTCTCGTTTTTACTGGTGAAGCGCCCCGAACGGGCCGAGGGGTGCAAGGTGCCAGTAAACCGAGGGTGCGCGTTCAACTTCTCCAAAAAGTTAATCGACTTCTTGAGCGTCCTGGCGCGGCGTATGGTGGCGGCTATGTCGGAATGTACTGCGGATTTATCGGCAGCTAACTCAGCCAGCACAGCATCCCCTGATGATTCTACTCCAAGAAATTGCGTTACTTGTTTCGGGCTGTTGGGGTTGAACGGTAGGTCAGACAGCAACCCCTTAAGCTCGGCAGTCTGCTTGTCGATTTCTTCCGCTACTTGCTCATGCAGCACTGGCAGGCCGTGTTGTTGCATACACAGGCCGACATACATAGATGCTTTGTCGAACCGATAAACCGGGGAATCTATTTTGAGCGCTTCGTAAATCGCCGGTAGTATTTCAACGTCTAACTTGGCATAACGGATCATATCAGGCGTGGGGTTTGCCCAATCGCCCTTCTGCATAGCCTTTTTGTTGAGGTCAGCATAGGGGTTATAGCCTAGCACCCGTTCTGCGACAGCATCTAGCGAGTGTGAATCAGCCGTATAATTTTTTATCCGTGATAATAAAAAAGTATCTTCAAACCGCTCAGGTCGGAGCGGGCGTTTCATAAAACCGAGGTCGAAGGCCAGGTTATGCCCTACCCACACATCGGCTTTGGCTAGTATCTTGTCAATGTCTTGTGCGCTTGGACGGTAGTAAAGCTCTACCTTACCATCTACAAGTATCTGACATAACTCGATACGGTCATGGTGCGGATCAAGCCCGCTAGTCTCACAGTCTATATAACCAATGGTCATTGAGATATGCTCCAAGTAGATAGGGGCGGCACCCTGCACAGATGCCGCCCCTTGTCGGGTTAAACTTCGGCAAAGTCGCCGCCAAAGTCCTCGCCGTCTACTTCACCGAAAGCATCCCCACCGGCTTCGTATTTAACGAGCTTGGTTAGCTGTAGCGAGTCAAGATAAAAAGTAACGCCGGTGGCTTTACCTGCTGCGTAAATTGACATCATGCCGCTGGCGCGTCCCTCGGAACCGTTGCCGATCTTAACACCTTCGGCAAGTTCTACTGGGCGTAGCTTACCGTCTACAACTTTGATCTTTTTAGGATCACCTGACGGATAGACTGTTTTAGTCTTGAGCGTGATAACTGCCTCGCCTTCGTCATTGATTTTGTAGCCAAGAGACTTGGCATTCTTAGCGCCTTTCG